ATCCTATAATCCCTTCTTTAGCAAAAAACTGTCCTTGTGCTTCATTAGCACTTGCTACAGTTTGTTTCCATTCTTCTAGTTTATAATCTCTATAACCTATTTTAATTTTTTCTGGTATATTCATTTAGTACCCAAATACTCTATCTACTGGTTTAAATACTTTTTCTTTCGAATTTTGAAAAAGCTCTTTCATTACACTAGGATGCATTGGTCTACTCATACAGCCGTATCGTAAGGCATCATAAGCATGGTCTTCTGCATTTGTATCCACATCTTCTGGATTATTTTTATCTAGTGGTAGTAGGGGCAATGTTCTAATTAAATTTACGCAATTAGAAAAAACTTTTAAAGTTGGTTCATTATCTTTTTCATGTACTTTTAATCGTTTATGAATTTCTAATTTACCATTTATACGACTCTTAGGTGACCTATCTGATGGTCTCCACTTACATCCTTCTTGTATCATTGTTTCAGCTATACTTGGGCCAACATCTCCACGTCTTGCCCATGTTGATGAATCGAGTACACCATATCGCATAAACTCACCTTGTTCAGCTTCTAGTACTTTTTTTGCAAATTCATCTGCTGTAATTTTTTTGGTATATAACTCTCTATAAATCCATAGATTATTATCCCAATCAATAGCAAACCATAAACAGCAAGCATTAGAAGAATACCCCCAGTCAGCAGCACGAAAACGAGACCACCCCCTAGGGATGTCAAAAGGGTCGACAATATGGGTTGTTTTGTTAAATTCTGGGAACGAAGAATTTTCAAATGCACTCCAGTCGCCTTCTAAAAATTGTTTTCTCTGTACTTCCGGTAATGATGCCAACATGATATAATAATCATCTGTCTGCATCAAGTATGGGTTATCTTGTAATTTAGCAGGTATAAATCTTCTTGATATTTTCTTTATACCTGTAGGTGTATCTATTGATACGTTGAAAGCTTTATTTGGTTCAGTAGGGTCAACGAACATTTCCTTGACCCACTGAGAACCTATATTCCCCGGATTGCCTGTAGCTCTCATATATACAGGAATATCTGGGTCTACACTTCTAAGCGATGAACGCAAGAAGTTGTATACATCGGGAGTTGGATATTGGGGTAATTCATCTACACCTATCCAAGTGTATGATTGTCCTTGGTAACGCAAAACATCTGTCATGTTTTCTGCATAACCAAATTCAATCCTAGCACCAGAAGGAAATCGCCATTCTTTTTCTTGCTCTCTCCATCTTGCACCTTTAAAAGCTCTTGAGTATAAACGCTGTGAATGCGTTATCATATCTCTCAACTCTGGCATTGAACGCCTAATTAAAAGTGCTCGGTGATGTGCTTTATGACAATATCGCAAAGGGTCAACAAGCATCGCATATGATTTTCCACCACCTCTTGCTCCACCATAAAAGACTTCTCTTTCGGCTGATGCTAGAAATGATGTTTGAGGCCCATCATTTGGTTGAAAGATGACCTCTTGATTTTTAACTAACTCTTGAACATTATCTGGAGTATTATCTAAAGTACCCTCATCAACTACTGTTGTATCTGTTCCGTCAAGAGCTTGACTAATTTCTTTTAAACTTTTCTTTTTATTTTCAGCAGATGTTCTAGCTAATAATAATTTTGTTTGTGCTTTAGCTACTTTATCTTCTTGTTTTTTTATTGCAAGTCTTGTAGCTCTTTTTGCCTTTTTTAAATCGTCTTGTAAACCTTTAGTTCTTTTTACACCTTGCGTTTTTTTTGGCTTTGGAGGAGGTATATCATTCATTAAGTTCTCCTATTTATCGCCTTTATCAAACCAACATGTGATATGTATCTTCCTGTTGTTGCAGTAACCCACTGGGCTACTTCACGATATGAAGAATTTTCTAAGTACTCTTTAGCTTTTTCTAAAGCTGTTAATTCTTTTTCAATTGGTTCTAAACTATGATTATCTTCTGCTAGTTTATAACCAAATGGTACTGTATTACCTTTTCTCGTCTTCAGCATCAATGACATTTATCTCCTTTGCAGGCAATATAAAGATTCCATGTTGAATCTTTGCCTCAATATCTAATTTTTCTCTTTTAGCTATACCTACTCTATCGAGTATTTGTTTAGCTGCTTCCATACGGATATTTGCTTGGGGGATACTTCCATCAGCATCAAGAGCATGTGTCATACTCATTACTGCTTTTGGGGAATGAGCGGCTAGAACATTTTCTGCTTGTTCTATAATCTCACTCTTTAATGACTTAACAACTTTAGGCCATGTATTAGGATGATACCCTACTATCTCTCCTGCTTTTTGCGGGCTACCTTGGGCTTCACCAAACAGGACACTAAGAAACTTTTCTTGCTGTTCTGTTAACTCTTTTTCTTTTTTCTTTTCTGGTAGTAGTGTCATCTTTATACTCGTGCATCCAATCTAATTTTGGGCCATGATAAAAAGCTTTATATTTTCTTCCTTGCCAATCTGTATCCCAATACCATTGTGACACATACTTTTCCATTAAATATAAAAATCTTTAGCAGATGTTTTTGTTTTAGATTTTTCTTTTTTTATATTAAATCCAAATGCTAGTTTAAAAGCTGCTATTAATCCATATGGGTCATCATGTGGATAACCAATACAATTAAGCCCATTGTCTTTTTTGCTTACTTTTTTCCCGTCTTTCTTTTGACCACTCCGGGATATTTTTATTTTCTTTTTCACGTTGTTTATATCCTCTCTCTGCTGTTGCTAAAATTTGTTCTCTAGCTTTATCTTCCTTTCCACCCACATCTGATATAATAGATAGGTTAGGAGCAGATATAACTCTTCTAATATTATTACTCCTACACGGAAAATTTCTTTTACTGATAGGAAGATGCTCTGTAAATTTTTCCCCAGTTTTTGTATTTTCAAATTCATACAAGGGCATTAGGTATATCTAGAAGATTTTCTTTTATAAGGCGTATGACCATTAAATTTAGAAGATTTACGCATATATTGATAAGAGCCTTTATCTTTTGATGAACCTAAAGCTCTTTTAATATCATCTTCTGATACTAATTTTAGTGCTTCTGTTATACCAATTTTATTAACAAGTGATATAATTTTTTTATCTTCCATATTATTTTCTATGCGTTATTTGCTTCATATGATGTATGCTCACAATTCTTGCATTCACAAGATGTGCAAGAACCGCCATTAGTACAATGGCAGCCGTGTTCACAGTTTTTACAATTATCCATATCTTCTCTCAAATGCCATCCGTAGCGTTGACTCCAGACAGCTTTTTTCATTATTTTAATTTTTTAACTACTGAACCAGTTGTTAAACCTGTAGGAACTTTTTCACCAAATGTTTCTGTGGGTTTATAATCACTAAAAAAATCATCAAACTTTTTTATTTCTTTTTTAGAATTTTTTATAGTTAATTTATTTCCTTTAATATTATAATTAACATTATATCCTTTAGATTCTTTTTTCCAATTTGTTAAAAATTCTTTTTGTTTCTTTGTTATAGTAGTAGATAAATTATTTTTATTATACCCCGGTATTTTATCAGTTTTAGTAGTTGTTTTTTTAGTAGAATCATATATTTTCTTAGCAGCAGTATATGCCTTCTTTCCATATTTAGCAATAATTTTTGCTGCAGGTACTCCTACTCTTATTAATCCTAATATTATTTGTATTGACATTTATTTCTTTCTGCCTGCAGTTTGTGTGCGTGCATATGACCTGTTTGCCCGTTTCGGCTTCATTGTTAGATTAGAACGGGAATTATTTCTAGTATTATTATCACGATGAGAAACATCCTTACCATCTCCTACTTTTGCAAGACCTGCTTTTGTCATCTTACGTCTTGCTTTATTATTTAAAGCCCTATTCTTTTTTCTTTTAGGGGAATCATTGCCATTTTCTTGCTTATAATTCCTAACATAATTAGGAGAACTAGGCATTATCTCATAAATCCACGTTTAGGTAAAGTATATTTACCACGAGCAGTACGTGTTCCTGCTTTTGACTTAGATTTAGGATTATATTTATCCTTTTTCTCTGTTCCTGCCTTCGTTTTTACTTTCTTTGTTGGTTTTGCGTATGTGTATGCCATAATTTTTCCTTATTTATGCACT